TTCGCAGCGAGTCAGATTTATTCCATGCTGAAAAATCATAAAGGCAAAGTTACCGTGAAAATTGACGGCATTGCTGCCTCTGCTGCGTCTGTTGTGGCAATGGCTGGCGATGAAACGCTGATTGCACCGACGGCCATGATGATGATTCACGACCCTTCCACATCAGCAATGGGAAACAAAGCAGATATGGAAAAGGCAATCGAACTTCTGGAAGAAGTTAAGGAATCTATCATCAACGCATATGAAACCAAATCCCATCTCAGCCGAAATAAGATCGCTAAACTGATGTCCGATGAAACATGGCTCAATGCGAAAAAGGCACATGAGATGGGATTTGTTGACGGGATTCTCTTTGCCGAAAAGAAGAAACCTTTCCCTCCCGAAGAGGAGGAAGAAGAAGAGCCTGACGAAGATGAGAAAAAGGAAGATGCTTTGACCGCTATGACCTATTCAAAATCAAAGAATCTATCTGCATTCTTATCCAAGGTATCTGCATCGGCAGAACCTGTCAAAGGTACACCCATTGACCAGCTTGAAAAAAGGCTGGCATTACTGAAATACTAAGGAGGCATTTATTATGACGATTAAAGAACTCAGAGAAAAGAGAGCGAAGGCATGGGATACAGCACGTGACTTTCTCGACAGCAAGAGAAATGCAAACGGTGTTCTCAGCGAGGAAGATTCCAAAACATATGACGCAATGGAAAAGACCATTGTTGACCTTGGCAAGGAAATCCAGCGACTTGAAAGACAAGCTGAAATTGAAGCAGAACTCAACAAGCCTACTTCAACACCTGTTCTCGGTAAGCCTGCCGCACCGGACGTAACGGAAAAGACAGGTACAGCAAGCGACAGCTACAAAGCAGCTTTCTGGAACAGCATCAGAAACCGAAACTGGATTGATGTCAATAACGACCTGCACATTGGCACAGATGCAGAGGGCGGATACCTTGTACCAGACGAGTTTGAACGAAAACTGGTGGAAGCATTGGAGGAAGAAAGTGTCTTCCGTCAGATGGCAACGGTCATCAAGACTTCCAACGGCGACCGTAAGATTCCGATTGTGACTTCCAAGGGAGAAGCTGTGTGGATGGACGAGGAGCAGCAGTATACGCTCTCCGATGATACCTTCGGTCAGGCATCGCTTTCCGCATATAAGCTGGGAACAGCAATCAAGATTTCTGAGGAACTGCTGAACGACAGTGTGTTTGACCTGCCTTCCTACATTGCCCGTGAATTTGCCCGTCGTATCGGCGCTAAGGAAGAAGAGGCATTCTTTGTTGGTGACGGCAAGGGCAAGCCGACAGGCATCTTCCATACCGTAGGCGGTGCGGAAGACGGTGCAACTACTACAGGTGCAAGCATTACATTTGATGATGTCATGGAACTGTTCTACTCCCTCAGAAGTCCGTATCGTAAGAAAGCGGTGTGGGTTCTCAACGATTCCACGGTTAAGGCACTTCGCAAGCTGAAGGACAACACAGGAAACTACATCTGGAATCCGTCTGTTCAGGCAGGTGTACCAGATACCATTCTCAATCGCCCTTACAAGACATCAAGCTATGTGCCGGAAATCAAGGCTGGCAACAAGTGTATGGCATTCGGTGACTTTAGTTATTACTGGGTAGCTGACAGACAGGGACGCTCTTTCAAGAGACTGAATGAACTCTTTGCTATGACCGGACAGGTTGGCTTTCTTGCAAGTCAGAGACTGGACGGCAAGCTGATTCTCCCGGAGGCTATTAAGACACTTACCATCAAGAAAGCGTGATGTAAATGATAACGCTGAAAGAAGCGAAGAATTATCTGAGAGTGGATTATGATGAGGATGACAAACTGATTCAGAATCTGCTGCTTACAGCTAAAAATCTGGTAATGGACGTTGGTAGAATGGACGAGGATGCTTTTACCCAAAATGAAGATACCGTGCGGACTGCGATGCTTTTCGCACTTGGTTATCTTTATGAAAACAGAAGTAATCCCGATTATCAAAAGTTAACGCTGAATCTCCGTTCTATCCTGTTTGCACAGAGAGAGGGCGTGATTTGATGGAAATCGGAAATCTGAATCAGAGAATCACCATTCTGGAACACAGAACTGTTATTGACGAAATCGGCAACCACATCACAAAATGGGAAGAAACATTCTCCCTGTGGGCAAAGGTGACTGTGAAAACAGCAAGTGAAACCACTGATGCAGGAATAACCAGAGAGGTACAGAAGCTTGAATTTCTCGTCCGTCAAAGTCCTGCATCACTGAACATCAGCAGCACCAATTTCCGCATCCTGTTCCGAAACAGTATCTACAACATCACAGGAATTATTCCTCTTTATGACCGCAACGATTACCTGAAAATTGAGGGTGAAACAAGAAAGGCAGGTGTGCCCGATGACTTCAATTGATAACATGGCTGCTGAAATTATGAAAGGTCTGACGGAATACGCCGACCTTGCAAATGAGAGCATGAAAAAGGCGGTAAAGAAAACTGCGACTTCTGTCAAGAAAGAGATATCTTCCAATGCACCAAAGGACACCGGTGCTTATGCGAAAAGCTGGGCAGTTAAAAAGACAAAGGAAAACAGCCATTCTCTTGAAATGACTGTACATTCCAAAAACAGATACCAGCTTGCACATCTCCTCGAAAAAGGCCACGCCAAGCGTGGCGGCGGACGTGTGGCAGGAAAACCACATATATCCCCCGCAGAAGAAAGCGGTGTGCAGCTGTTTGAAAAACTGATCGAGGAGGCACTCAAATGACCTACGAACAAATCGCAGAAATGATGGAAGAAATGGAGCTGCCTTTTGCTTACCACCATTTTGCTGAGGGCGAGAGTCCCAAGCCTCCTTTTTTACTGTTTTTATCTCCCGGAGAGAATACATTTTCTGCGGATAATCAGATGTATTTCAGCTTTAAACAGCTGGATATTGAACTATATACAGACGTTAAGAATCCTGAACTGGAAAATCAGATAGAACAGGTTCTGAAACGTCATAAAATCTACTATACAAAATCAGAAGTATGGATAGAGTCCGAAAAACTCTATGAAGTACTTTACGAAACGGAGGTATAACTTATGGCAAACAAGAAGAACAAAGTTAAATTCGGTTTGCAGAATGTCTACTGGGCGAAAATCAATGAATGGGGTGAAGACCCGGACGGCAACAAGACCGTTCCTGCATATGGAGAGTCAAAGCATCTGCCGGGTGCCGTATCGCTTTCTATTGATGCAAACGGCGAGGCCGAAAATTTTCATGCGGATAACGGTGTATATTACGTGATTAACAACAACGCCGGCTACACCGGTGACCTTGAAATTGCCCTTATCACAACCGAATTTGCAACGGAAATCTTAGGAGAAATTCTCGATAACAACGGTGTTCTTGTGGAAAGAAATGATACAGAACTTGCACAGTTTGCATTGATGTTTGAGTTTCTTGGAGACAAGCACCACATCAGACACGTGATGTACTGCTGCTCGGCTTCACGTCCTACAACAGAATCTGCAACTACAGAGGAAAGCACAGAAGTTAAGACGGAAAAGCTGTCGCTGAAAGCTACTCCTTTGCCCACAGGTCTTGTAAAGTCCAAGACAACCGAAAGCACGTCAGATACAGTTTACAACAACTGGTTCAAGATGCCGTACAGCCCGAATACAAAAACATCCACAACTACTACAACCACTACGACTTCATAAGGAGGTATATCTATGTCTATCAAAAAGAATATTACCATTGACGGTATGGAAGTGCCATTTAAGGCAAGTGCTGCTGTGCCTCGCCTTTATCGTCTGAAGTTCCGCAGGGATATTTACAAGGACTTTGCATCGCTGAAAACGGATGTGGAAGAGGGCGATGAGAACAAGAGCGAACTTGATATCGAAAGCCTTGAGGTTTTCGAGAACATCGCCTACATCATGGCAAAACACGCTGACCCTGAAAACGTTCCCGACAGTCCTGATGATTTTCTGGAACAGTTCAACACCTTCAGTATTTATGAGATCCTGCCACAGTTGATTGAACTGTGGGGGTTAAATACAGCAACGCAGATTGAATCTAAAAAAAACATCGCCCGACTGACCGACCGATGACAACGCCATTATTCCTGTTAAGATGCAAACAGCTCGGTCTTTCTATGACCGAGCTGGATTTGCTTACGATTGGACTGATAAACGATATGTTCACGGAACGTGAAAATGATGACTACGATGGCTGGAATGAAATGGCTTCACAGGCGGATTTTGATTCATTTTAAATTTTTGATATATTCTGTGCAAACAATTTCAAGCCTTTCAAAATCATTGCATCTCTTTGAAAGAGGCGTAGAATTACCATCACGTTTTTTCAAGAAATAAAGTGTGTTAGCATTTTTGCGAATTTTATCCTGTATGGACTTTATTACCCTGTATTCGGCTAACAACAAGGACTTATACTTGAGGTTTCTCTGCAAATTAATATCTACATATGTACACTCACTATTCGGAACAGGAAACATATTATTTATGTTTATCACACAATAGTTTTTAACTTTAATAAAATCAATGCTTTCCTTCATTGATTTATGCTTTTCTTTGAATGAAGAAAGCGGTGCAAAATAATCAAATCCATTTATTGAAAGCACAACACCGATATATTTTCTTTCATTTTGTTGTCCTGGCTTTTTATTATGAAACAAATGTGGTGCATATGGAAGCAAGTAATCAATATACTTTGGATTTACTTCATAGAATTTTATATTATCCATACTCCTCCTATAAAACAAGCGAGGGCAAGTTGAACTTTCCCTCGCTGTTAAATGTCGCATTCAGAGCTGCGAAACGCTCACTTTTAACTTTCTTGTATAGAGTCAAGAGAAACTCACTTAATAAATCTCTCATTTTGGGCTGAGATACACCCTCTGGATATATTATATGTCATAAAAGCAAAAAAGTCAATAGGCTTCAAAAAAAATTTAAAAAAGTGATCTGCGTTGTCAATAGATGTGACCCATTGGATGAAAAGATGCCAGAGATAAGGTACAATGTTTTATGAAATTCTTTGAAGTGGAGCGTAGCGGAATGAAAAAGGATTTCATAAAACGGCGATCACGCCTTCAGCTTCTCTTTCAAAAGCTGAACAGGACTTTTTCTTCCAAGTGTTCTCATGGATTTTCTATTACTCCATAAAAGATGTTTATGCAGTTTATCATTAAATTCCTCAAGACTTCTAAAATGCTCCCAATCATAAAAATATCTCTGATCATTTCTGTGACTTCGTTCAACCTTGCCATTATGCCAAGGCGTTCTTGGTGGAATAAGCTTATGCTCTATTCCCGCTTCTTTTAATGCTTTGTCAAATGGACATTCTTCGGTATCACTTATGTATTTGTAAGTAAACTCTGTTCCATTGTCTGTTTGAATCGTCTGTATTTTAAACGGAAATACCTTTTGAAGCATTTTGAAGAACTTTACTGTATTTTCGGGCGTATGCTCTTCAAAGCCGTATATGAAGCGTATTCTTGTACATTCATCTATCGCTGTCCATTGATACAGATGCTTTCCATCACGCTTTAATGCACCCCTAAGGCAATGATATGGTACTTCTTTTACATCTATCTGAACCTTTTTCCCCGGAACAAGAAGCTCAGGATAACGTCGGTCATGCTTTCTGGGCGGCTTTTTATCTGTGGCTCTTCCCCCTAATCCCATTCGCTTCGCTGCATATACCATGCCGCTGAAACTGCGTGTGTATCCCTTTTTGATTGCTTCATCATACACACCATCCCAGCCATATCTCAGAAATTTCTCTTGAAAGCATTTTAATATCAGCTGTTCCTCGCTTGCTGTATGGCGTTTTGGATGACTGTGTGGTCTGTGTGATTTCTCCGCAAGTGACTGCCATGTGCCATCATACCTTTTGCACCATCGTTTTACGCTTGACAAGCTTACTCCATATTTTCGGCTTGCATAACTTTTTCCTTTTCTATTTGCAAGCTTTACTACCGCTTGACGTTTCTTTGCTTCTTGTGCTATAATATTCATTAGAAATTCCTCCGAGTTGGTGTTTTGTTTTGTGGTAAATTCATTATACCATATCTCGGCTGGAATTTCTTCTTTTTTTGGCTCACCTCATTTTAACACATACATTTTGAAATATTTTCACAAAGTGCAATTCATTTTCAAGCAGATTCTCTGTGCATTCCGCAACATTTCCCCTGCCGGCTGTCGCGGAACTCGCCCTTACTCGCTTCGGGAGGGACAGAATGCCGCCATGGGACAGCTCTTGCACCGGGGCTTTCGTGCACGGCAGGTATCTCTGCCGAACCACACCACCCGATGACAAAAGTCCGAGGAACGCTCCGGCGGGATCAGCGGGCGGAGATCTTTTTCCACCTGTACAGGGTCTTTGGATTTGGTCAGTCCCAGCCGTCCGGTGATCCGGATAAAGTGGGTATCCGCCACGATTGCCGGCTTGCCGTAGACATCGCCGAGAATCAGGTTTGCAGTTTTGCGTCCCACGCCGGACAGGAAAAGCAGATCTTTCATATTGTCCGGCACCACGCCGCCGAAGTGCAGCAGCAACTGGGCAGACATTTCCTTGATGCTCCTGGCTTTCATGTGATAGAAGCCGCAGGGACGGACGATCTCTTCCAAATCGCCGATGTCTGCCGCCGCCAGTGATTCCAGTGTGGGATAAGCTGCGAACAGCTTTGGTGTGATCTGGTTTACCCTTGCATCGGTACACTGTGCCGACAGCCGCACCGCGATCAGCAGTTCATAGGGCTTTTCATATTGCAGTGCACAGGTTGCCTGCGGATAGACTTCTTCCAGCGTCTGCACCGCCAGCAGGGCACGTTCTTTTTTGGTCAT